AGGGCTGGATGATACACTGATTTCCGTTTTAAAAAGTCCACGGTATCAATGGTCATGTAAGGGATGGGGGTGTCTACTTTGTTTGGCATAGTAAACACCATGTCGACAGATGCCAAAAACCTTGCAACTGTCAAGTGGTTAAATCCAGGAAAATCTGGAGAGACTGAACCACAACAGTCATCTCCATAAGTAATCAGGGCACACGCCTTGTTGAATGGCACTACACTGTGCATGTACTCTGTCCTATAAGCACACCTCAACAAAAGACTATTGACAATACAATTTACATACACTGTCAAATTGTGTCCTGAAGGATTGGTACTGTTAAACGACAACAGATCACCGTTCCATGATATCATCGGGTAACAAACATCGGTAGCTACGCCTCTCATTATTCTCAGATTCTCCTCTTCATATCCGCACCGCCTGGCTAGCTCTATCAAGATTGAGAAAGCAGCCATAGTCAGCTGTGCGGGCATCTTCAAATCATAAGACTTGTAGTCTCCTGCCAAGATTCTGGTTTCGCCAAATTTGACGATATGCTTGTGCATTTGATCCCACTCGTCTCCTAGTGCATTTACTCCTACTGCACATTCGGATATTAGTGGTAACATGGACAAATTCCTGGCTACTGGTAAGAAAAACATACGAATTATTATCTGCATTGCTGCAGGCAATCCCGCAAATGTGCGCACTTTGTCCTTGGACGTTGCCTCGTCCTTTAAGTACGCTTGGAGAACACTATGTACTCTCTCATTGCGGTTATATATTCGTAATGCCAAATCTACTTCCTCCCATACGTAGTCTGGGAAATCATAAATATCAACACTATCTGGGTCCTCGGGATCACTTATATCGACAAAATATCGACTTTTAGGTCCTTTCAGTGGGTGGCCAATAGAAGTGTTGCTTGGCATTCTGTCTATGAATCTCTTGCCTTTGATTCCGTTCACCGTCTGTAATCGTGTCAGGGGCACGGTTTCCTTCACAAGCCTCTCCATCTTTTGTAATGGACCCCATACGGCATCCAAATAATCTTTGGCTGCCCAGTGCAATAAATTGCCTGGAACACCTGGTGACGGATGAGCTATCGTCTGTAAAGCTCTGTGCCATGGGTGCCCACTTCCAAATTTGGGTGGACCCCATTTGTTTGTTGATCCTGTGTGTTTGGCCACAGAAGATGATATGGGAGTCTGCACGACATCTGAATAATATTTGGCACGTCCCGTAGATGAGCCGTACACAGATATTTCACTACCCTCGTCCATAAAATTAACTGGACTCTTAGGGTGTATTTGGGGTCCTTCGTAAAATTGGACTCCTAAAATTTCAGTTCGTGCTGTTCCGGTGTCATGAGACAGCAGTACTCCTGGCTTGCGTGATAAAACTCTCATAGTATCAGCAAGATTTGTGGCGGTGATGGAACCACAACAACCTGTCGTTGATCCGTCTCGACCGCCTAAATGAAATCCTATTATAGCGGGACTTCTTTCTTCGCTAATCAAAGGAGCCATACACAATCCGCGAAATGTGTTTATAGTTAGCTCATACTTTGCACCCCAGTACGCTTGCAAATTGCCACATTTTTGATAGCCAAACTTTGCAAAAGTAGGGGATTTTGTAACGTCTCCTGCTACATTCTTATATATGAGGGTAGCGGGTACATCCTCACATTTGTCAGTTGGTAGATATGTTGTGAGGTCTTTCCAATCACCGCCATTAGGGACCCAAACTAGACGTAAGTCGTGGTCTGGGACCTTCACTGACAATGTCTTGGATATCTTGGTGGCAAATGATCCACCATGAGTATTATTCCTCATTATCCTACAGTCCAGTTCATCGTGAATAAACACATGGTCTGGTACTAACATGACATTAGAACATGGAAAGAAAACGTTTG